GCCAGGAATTCTTCGTATTGCCAGCTCATCTCGCGGCAGAGGATGGCAATTAACTGGATCTCAAATTCGACCGAGCCGGAACTGAAATATCGGTGCCACGCGGCCTTTATTTCTCCGGCGTCGTAGGGTTTTTGATTTTCTCGATTTCCAGAAGCACCGCGTCATATTCAGCCGACGGAAGGTCGAGGAATTTTTCGACGGGATTATCGGTATCGCCATCAACGGACACGATAAGAAAGTCGAGCGTCTTGCGCTCCTGATCTTCGATCATGGTGCCGGAAAAGCCGCCCATATCCACCTTCTTGCTCTCCAAATCGCTCATGCTCATTTTGAGCGATGAAAGCATAACGGATTTGATTGCGGCTGCCTCGCGACCGGTGAGGTAGGTGTGCAACAGGATTTGATGGCTGTTCGGCGTAATGAACATTCTCGTCTCTCGGTCAGTCATACAGATGTACTTATTTAATAAGCGGTTTTGCGATACTCCGCAGCACATACACAACTCCTTTGAGGACGTAAAAAGCGCCCCACAGCGTAAACCCTATGGCTAAAAACGCGGTGAACGCAGCACACGCATAGAACAGAATGACGGCGCCGTAAATGAAGGCAAGTATCATATGTGGGCACTATACAACACAGATTGAAAACGCGCCAATGGATGCGGTGGATAACACCTAGAATGTTGAAACCGTATTAGTCAAAATAGCCTTAATCATCAACGTATCCGAGACGCTGTAGCTACACTTAAATTTCAAAGTTTGATATACAAGGTCCTTCACTTTGAAGGGACGACCGAGGTCCTGGATGGTGCATTTCGGCATGTCGATGATGATCTCGGGATTGGTTGAGACGCCGAGGGTTACGTCGGTATTTTTGATATCAAGGCGCATGGCAAGCGTCTGCGGCAACATGAACTGCGTTTTGAAATCGCTCTCGTTCTGCCAGATGGCCTCTATGGTGCCTTCGACGGCAAACTCTTTGTTGAGGAAGTCAGCCGGGTTGAGGCTACCGAGCACGTCCTGCTCTTCGACATTGGCGTTGATGGTGACTTTGGCGCTCTTGAGCGGAATCGCGACGGGGGTGAAGGTCTGCGTGCCAATGGCGCCCGTCGTCGCGATGGAGAGGTCATAGGCGGTTGCGGATACGATCTTGGCAACCGTCGCACCAACCGGGATGCTGGTGCCCGAGACGCCCATGCCGACTTTGAGGTTCGTCTGCGGGTTGATGCTGCACGCGGTGACGTGAATCGTGGTCGCTGCGGTGCCAGTGGCTGTCAGCGTCCCGGTGAGTCCGACGTAGTTGAGCGCAAACTTGGCGGCGAGATATTGGGGAACGAAGCGATTCTCGGCCGTGGTCGAGGGCGTAAACGCGCTCTGCGCGGCGCCCGAGAGGGCTTTGACGCTCGCGTTGAAGCTGATGAACTTCTTGAGCGCCATGTCGATGTCGAGCTTCTCGATAACGCCATTGGCGTAGGAGTAATCCTGAGCGGCCAACGGGTCATGCAGGAAAAAGGTCAGCGATTGATGCTGGGCGTTTTCGCCGACGGTGAAGGTGTGATCGTAGACGACCGTTTCGCCGGAATGGGTGCCAACCGCGTAGCCGCCAAAGAGCGAGTAGAGCAGCAGGCCGGAGCTCTGGTCGAGGAAGTTGCCCTGGAGCGACCCTTGGGCCCATTTCTTCGTCTGCGTGAGGTTTACGTTGTCCTCGATGATGCCGTATGCCTGCGAATCGACGGCAAATTCCTTCTTCTCATCGAGCGTCAGATCGTTCCACGGATTCCAATATGCGGCCGAGGATATCGCCGTACCGCGCGTGGTCTCTTTTGCAATGCCGACCTGTATGAGTCTCCCGATACCTTTTTGTGCAGCCATAGATAATTGTTATTGTACGTCCTCCTCGACGGAAGCCGCAGGGGCTGTGGATTGCTCGGGTGCGGGAACAACTGGCGCAACCTCCTGAACGGTTACAGGCTGTATGAACCGCCGTACGCGCTGATAGATTGTCTCGGCTTCCTGGATGGTCTCGGCGTAAACGACTTCGGCCAGATGCTCCGCCGTGGCAGCGAAGAAGAACTGCTTCTTGGCGGGCGCTGCCTCCATCATTTTGTTTTTCTGCGGTTCGTCGATGCTCATGGGGTCGGGTTGGTTATATCGAATAACGTCTGTGCTTTTAATGTTACCAGAAAAACGATGAGCGACTTCGAGGCTGTGGATACCGGAATAGCGAGCACCTCGACCGGTAGTACCGTTGCCACCGCCGTACCGGCGAGCGTGAAGTTGTTGTCGAACTGATTGATGATGGCGTCCAGGATACCCTCCACGCCCTCGCTCTGATCGGCCAGCGCCTCATAGTCGGTCACGACGAGCGAATCGAATTTGTAGGTGCGTCGGTTGGTGGCCTGGTCTTCGTAATCAGAGGTCACAATCGGCATGCCGACCAGCGCAAAGGGATAGCCGGTGTCCGGCTCGATGGTGAGAGGGTCTTTGCCAAGGTCGAGCTCGATGACAGAGCTGACGACACCGGCGGTCTTGAGCGCGAGGAAGTTGGCGACGATTTGCTGCTTGATGGCTTGGCCTAGGGAAAGCGTCATACCTACTAGGCGAGGGCCGCCGTTATCTGCTCAAGAGCCTTGCCGAATTGCCCGTTGATATCCTCGGTCGCCGCCGCGATGATTCTTTCCATATACGGGTTCGCCTTAGTGCCAGGATGCTGCACGCTGCGCACCGGGTGGTCAGCACCAGGCCAAAAGAGCGCCTGCCCATTCTTCGCCTCGATGCGGTGTGGCAGGGTGCCGAATTCGACGAAGCGGGCGTAGCTGGCCGTTGGATACCAATGCAGTTTGCCGGGCTCCATGAACGCGCTGAAGGTCTGCACCAGGAAGCCCGTCTTCCACGGCACCGTCTCCTTGGTCGTGTATTTAGCGAGGATGGCCTGCGATGCCATCAATGCCCGCTGCAAGATGGGCGCCACGATCGACGGCGCCTGCTGCAAGCGGGCGACGAACTGCTGCAACCCAACAATTGTTATAGAAAATTCCATGGTTAGAAATGAAGGTCTTTGTACTGCCCGAGCACGTCTTGGTCTTCTTGGTCGAGCGCATTGCGCCATGCGTGCGTCGCGCCTTCCAGCGCCTGTGACGCCATGCCCGCAAGCTGGCGGCGCTTGTACCGGCGCACTACCAGATTCTCGCATACGTTCGTGATGTCGCCGGGCAGCCAGTGCGTGTTGTGGTCTTCCGGGTTGGCCCAGTTGACGGGATAGCCTGCGACGTAGGTGGCGCGGATCATGTTGCTGTAGAGACGCGGCAGGACGCCATAGACGCGAATCATGCCAGAGGGATACCAGATGGTGCCGCTCACCGGGTCCGTACGCGGGTTTATGAGCTCGAACTGGTCGCCGATGAAGTCGGTCCAACTGGGGTACTGGTCGCCGATGAAGTCGGTCCAACTGGGGTTGGTCGGCGTGCCCGCACGCCACTGGAAGCTCGAAATGGAGAAGACAGGGGTGTTGCGCAGGATAAGCGTGTCCTGCCGCCCATTGTCGATGGAATAGGTGTCGTTGACGTAGGTCTGCTGCACGAACGAACTTCGGCCGCACTCATTGTTGATGTAGTTCGTCGCCCAGTTGATGAGGCGAATGAGCACGCTGTCATAGGCGGTCGGCTGGTCGATAACATAGAGCGTCTGGCCGGTGTTTGACGCGGTGGCTGCTTGTGAAAGCGTGATTTGCGTCGGACTGATGACGGCGGCAATCGTGGTGCCGTTGGGAATGCCGGTGCCCGTGATGAGTTGCCCGACAAAGATGGCTTTATTGACGGGCACGCTGAGGCCCGTAACGTCGGTTGAGTTTTCGGTCAGCGAAGCTCCCGTGAGCGAGATGGTCTTGCTCGGGTCGAACAGCAAATCTTTGACGCGGGATAGGGTTGTAAGTGCAAACGGCGAGAGCTGGTCGTTGCCGACCACTGACGGCGATGGGTTGAAATAGGGGGTGTAGTCCGCGAGGAGCGATCCTGTGGAGTAGCTCTGCCCGGTCGTAATAACGAGGCCGATTATGGTGTAGTCGTTGCCGACTCCTGGCGTCAGGCGGATGCCACCGGCATACAGCGCGACGCTACCGGCCGCAGGCGTATTCGCAAGCGACCAACTCGTACCCGATCCGCTTACGACTTCATTTTCAATCATTGTACTGGTGAGGTTGTGCCCTCGTCGCCGCTCCCGTCCCAGGGTAGGAAAACGGAAGCAAAGCGAGGGTGCAACTTAGGTGTTGCTGACCGCAGTCCGCACTGGAAGCTGCATGCCGTTCCCTGGCGTGCCGATGAATTCGGCGTACGCCAAGATCGCCGGACTCGTGCCGCTCGTGAAAGCAGGCGTGAGTACCAGGCGAAGCCAGCGCTTGCGACCGCCCTGCGCACCGGAGGCCGCTTGGTTGCTGAGCATGATGCCCTCAACGCGGGCGCAGATGTCCGCAGCAACCGTGTGGACGTTGAGCGTCGCGCCGATGGCGGTTCCGGTATTATCCTTCGCCGCCGCGTACGCATCGGTCGAGCCGTTGTCGTTGGACTCCTGAAGAGCCCACGCAATCGTGGACGCCGACGGTGAGCCGGACGCAATCTCCGCGCGGACGTGAACCATGAGAGATTCAATACCAACGCTGGTGTCGTATCCGTCGCTCGTTACAGCAGTGGTGCCCGTGAACGAACTGATCGCAACGGACGTTGCCGTAGCCGATTGGACGATTACGTTATCGTATGCATTTAAACGCATAGATTTGTTTGTTTGTGCCACGCGCCGTCGATCCGACGCTTGCGGGGGCTCTCCGCGCGGCCTGCTACTTAGCCCTGGTGGTTCGGGAGACAGACAGCGAGATTGCCTGCGAATACGGTGATGGTGCCTTCACGCCCATCGGGGCATGTGCACGCGTCTCCAGTTCGAGCCGGTGTCTCAACGAAGCCGGTACGGCTGTCGTCGGACGTTGCCGCTTCTTGCGAAGCGGTCTCGCTGCCATTGACTTCGGCAGCACCTCCCGCGTCGGCCGCTGTCTCTTGGGATTGCTCCTGTGAGGCATCGGTCGTTTCGGTCGCGGTGGATTCCTCTTGCGAGGTTTCCGCTGCGGCTTCTTCGCCGGAGGTTTCGCTGCCAGCGTCGACGTTTTCTGTTTCGTCGCTCATAGCGCGTAGATGTTACCGAGTAATGGGCTGGTGTTCGGGGTAGCCGAGGAATGGGCTATCCCCTCCGGTCAGCCACCGGATCAGGAAGCGGCAGTCTTGCCGACGACCATTGCACGCGGAAGCGTGAGCGACAGCGCGTGGCGGTGCTTGTAGACAAGGCCGCGCTGGTCTGCCAGTGCGATCTCCTTGCCGCCAAAGCTGCCCGACTCGAACTGCCCGACCCGCATCTCGCCTTTGTCGCCAAATGCGAACGATCGCATGTTGCCGAAGACGACAAACGGGCAGCTTGCGCCATCGGTGAAGCCGTTGACGCTCGATGCACCGACCGCCGGGAGCCAGCGGTTCGTGTACACCGGGTAGCCCAATATCTCGCCCGCAGGCTTGATAGGACCGCCGCCCGGATGGTTCTCGACTGCTGCCTCTGGCCGCGCCAAACCTGCAAACGGCAGGATGTAGTTGCCAGCGNCGTCCTTTTGGACGCGGAGCTTGGCCCAAACGGTGCGGTTCATGTAGAACCCTGCGCCGTCGAGCAAAGACTCTTCGAGGTCGCCGATCATCGCCGAGCTGTCGTCCATAAGGGCGAACTTGGCGAAGGTCGTCATCGTCGAGGGGAGGACGTACGAGGTCACTTTCGTGCCGGTCTCGTCCACCGTCGTCGTCGAGGGATAGTTGAGAATACCGAGGAACGGATCGCCGGTATTCGCGCCGCCGATGAAGCCTTGATAGTCGATCTCGTTCGCGAGTGCCTCCCCGCCGAGGGCGAGCAGCCAGTCCGCGACATTGACCGAGGCATCCGCCAAGAGGTCGTTGCCGACCACGAAAGCGAGCTGCCACTTCTTAACGATGAGCTGGGCTTGACCGAACGTCACGCCCGTCACGACGCCCGGAGCGTCTACGCCGAGATACGCTCCTTTGAGGAACGATCCGGTGTAGTTGGGAACGGCCAGCTCGTCGCTGGTCATTTGCCACTTTGCCGCCTGGCTCATGATCGTACCGACGGAAGCGGCGATGCGCATAATGGCATCGGCGATTTCGCGGGATACGAGGTAGCCGCCGCGGTTGTCCTGCTCCTCGATCAAAGCCTCGTTGGCCTTGGTGTCGATGGTAAAGGACTTCTGCGCGACGTTGTGTGCGACCTGGACGAAATCCTTCTTCATCTTTTCAGACAAGCCGGTTAGGTCCGTGCCCAAGGTCTCGCGCTGCAAGCGCAGCGTCGCAACCGTCTTTTGAACGGAAGCGGCGACTTCTTGCCCGATGAACGGGACAAGCTTCTCCTTCATCACTTCGTCAAAGGCAGTCGCGATGACCGCTTTGACATCTTTTGGTTCCATAGAGTGTGTTGAGAAAATTACCTTTTGCTGTGGTCGCGAATTTCGAGCTTAATTTTGCTCAAACCTTCGCGTGCCGCAGCTTCAATGCCGCCCACGATCTCGCGTGCCCGCAGATGCGCTTGAAGCGCCTCGTCGGAGCGAGAGGATGAACGGGATTTCGACCGAGTTATCACGGGAGCCATCGCCAGTGACTTATCATCACTGTCGCTGCGGCTTTCCTCCCCGCTGCCGTCGGCTAGACCTCCGTGGAGGTTTTCGAGAACGGCGGTTGCAGCTTTCAAATGTTCATGGGCCTCGCCCAGCTTTTTCCTCGTCTCGGCGGAAATCTTCGCGCCGATTTTGGCAGTCAATGCAGTCAGCAGTTGCGCGTCGATGTGCGGTGCGAGGTATTCTTTCAGAACCTCAATCGTTTTCTCGTCGCCCTGCTCTTCCTCGCCGAAGGCTGCTTTGCACATCGCCTTGGCGATTTTGACGACGGCCTTTTTGTGAACGCGGCCGTTGTCCTCCATCTTGGAGGTAATCCAGTCGGTGTGCTCGTCGCTTTCGCCCGGTTCGCCCTGCACGCTCTTGACCATGCGCTGCTCGAACTCGTCGAGGGCCTGGTTGTTCTTGCCTTCGTAGGCGTCGTGCTCGTCGCGCAGTGCCTTCAGATGCGGATTTTTATCAAATGCCTTGGTCTCATCGGGATCGAAGCTGCGCATGCAGGCAATCGATTTGGCGCGGTGCATGGTGTGCTCATCGGCGAGCGCGGAGCGCAGGTCTTTGAGGTTGTCGCGCATCCGGTCGGCTTTGCCGATATCGTCACTGTCGCCGCCCGCGTCCTCGCCCTTGGTTTTCTCAAACGCGTCAAATGCCTTATCCACTTCCTCGCCGTGGCGCGTATGTTCCTCGCCTACGGCTTTAAGGAGCTTCTTCTGCGAGCCGTGCTCATCCGTAGCGGATTTGTCCTGCTCTTGCGGCAGGCACACCAGGGGACCGTCCGGGTCTTTGGGGTCGCTGGTCAATACACCCGTGCTGCCATCGTCCGTCGTGCAGGAATCTCCCGGCTGTGACTCCTTGAGCGTCTTGAACTCGGGCGCGGCCTTACCGAACTGCGCGTAATGTGCCGCTAGATGGTCGTAGACGGCCTTCCGGTCGCTATCCCCGTCTATTCCCCCACGCGGGCCCATAAGGGCGCTCATAGAGGCTTGTACGGCGTTCCAGACGGCAGCACCGTCCTGGGCGCGGTGATGGGGCAGTTTCATATCTTCAAAGGCTGCGGCCGGGTTCTCCTTGGTCCAGGCGTAGTGTCCGGCTATCTCCCGCTTCTCCGCGTCGGTAAGGTCCTCCCACGCTTTCTCGGTAAAATCCTTAAGCTCGGGTTTCTGCCAGGTCGTCTCGATGGTCGCTTTGTCGCTGATGTCTTTAGGGATGATGCCCAGCGTCTCGGAGAAGGTAAGGCCCTTCTGCTTCATGCCGATGAGGTCGAGGCCCAACTCGCGGGCTTCATCGAACGTCAAAGAGCGACCGGATGCGGGGCCGACGCCTTGATTGGCAGGAACGGGGACGAATGAAAATTCGAGGAGTTCGGCGCGGGTGATGACCGA